GGTAACGAGATAGTTGCCGGTCGGCGTCCCGTCCTCCTTGGTTTCCGGCTCTACGACAAGGTTCTGGATCAGCCCCTTGTGCTGGATCGAAGCGGCCAGCGCCTCGATAGCGGCTTCCCCATGCGGCACCTTGCGGGCATTGCGCGGGGACTTCTTGAGCTTGGCGAGCGGCACGAAAATCTCGACGCCCGACACAGGCTCGGCGGCTAGGATTTCGGTAACAGCGTTCATCACACTTCTCCTAAAAACCACACTCACCCCGGAATGGGGTGGGCGGCGAAGAAGCTTGCCGTTGGCCCGCTGGCGGAGCCGGGCAGCATCCGCAGGACCGGAACGCAGTGGAGGACGCGCCAACAGCGCGTTGCGGCCCGGCGCGGCGGGCCTAAAGGGAAGCGTCGCCCACCCCATCGACGGGGAGAGAAACGACCAGATGCGATCGGGCTGGCGCAGCCCTGGCTCGATCTCCGCAGATCGGAAAGACAACAATCCGCGCAGCGGATTGCCGAACGGCGCAGCAGCGCCACCCCGCCATGCTGATCGTCACCCGGCAGGGACGAGACCCGTCAGGGGCTCGGTCGGAGCGCAGCGGAGATAGAGCGGCGGTCCCGTAGGGAGGCGCCAAGCCATTCTGCTGACCTTGCTTTTCCAGCCTATTTCGATTATATTTTAATCGGGTTGATAGCAGGTGATGAACATGGCGACTGAGACAAAAGTGTTGACCGCACACGTCCCGCTGCACCTCGCGGAGAAGGTTGAAGCAATGGCCTCGCGGCTCGAACGCTCGCGTGGCTGGGTGATGAAACAGGCGCTCGCCGCCTGGGTTGATCAGGAGGAGGAGCGTCACCGCATGACGCTCGAAGCAATGGAAGATGTCGATGCCGGGCGCGTGATCGACCATCAGGCCGTGCGCGCTTGGGCGGACAGCCTCGGCACTGACACCCCGCTGCCGCCGCCTTCGGCATGAGGATCAAGTGGACCGGCAAGGCGTCCTCGGATTTGGTGCGGCTGCACGAGCATCTGCGTCCGGTTGCCCCGGAGGCGGCGGCGCGGGTCGTGCAGCAGCTCTCGCGCGCGCCGGATCGGCTGCTCGACTATCCCCGGATCGGCGAGAAGCTGGACGCCTACGAGCCGCGCGAGGTTCGGCGCATCATCGTCGGCAATTACGAGCTGCGCTACGAGATTGCGGATGCGACGATCTTCATCCTGCGCCTGTGGCATTGCCGCGAGGAGCGCAGCTTCGAGTCGGACGACTGACGATGAGGCCGGCCGCATCGAACGCTACGATGCAGCGCGCCGCCCTTCGCCCCTATCTGCGCTTCGCCGCGACAGAGGCTTTGCATGAGGCGCGAGCGCGAAGCAGCCTGTCGGGATGGCCCTTGCCCGCAAAGTCCATCGTCGCCCCCATCGTCGCCGGGCCGAATGCCCGGACGACCTGTTCGACTATGCCACGCTGCCGGTCGGCAGCCTCCGTCCTTGCGCGGGGAAAAGCCCGAAGGACGATCTTTCGACCTGGACCGTCACCGACGACTGGCCCGAGCGCGTGCCGGTCACGAGTGCGGAAGTGGATGTGTTCGAGGCATGGTTCGGCGACGTTTTCGACGAGCTGTTCGGGCCGTGCCAATGATGTGAGGAGTTCGCTACCATGACCGTGCCGCTGCGCGCCGCCCTTTACCTGCGCGTTTCAACGGCGCGGCAGGCCGAGCATGACGTGTCGATCCCCGATCAGCGCAAGCAGGGCGAAGCCTATTGCCTGTCGCGGGGACTGGAGCTGGTCGATACCTTCGTCGAGGCCGGCGCATCGGCGACGAACGACCGGCGGCCCGAGTTCCAGCGCATGATCGAGGCCGGGACCAGCAAGCCCGCGTCGTTCGACGTAGTGGTGGTCCACAGCTTCTCGCGCTTCTTCCGCGATCACTTCGAACTGGAGTTCTACGTTCGCAAGCTCGCCAAGAACGGCGTCAAGCTGTTGTCGATCACGCAGGAAATGGGCGACGATCCGATGCACGTCATGATGCGTCAGATCATGGCGCTGTTCGACGAATATCAGTCGAAGGAGAATGCGAAGCACGTCCTTCGCGCGCTCAAGGAAAATGCCCGGCAAGGCTTCTGGAACGGCTCGCTGCCGCCGATCGGATATCGCGTGGTCGATGCCGAGCAACGCGGCGCGAAGATGAAGAAGAAGCTGGAGATCGACCCGATCCACGCCGACACGGTGCGGCTGGCGTTCAAGCTGGCGCTGGAAGGCGACGGCACATCCGGCCCGATGGGCGTGAAGTCGATCACCAAGCATCTCAACGAGCGCCGTATCTTCACGCGCGACGGCGGCCGCTGGGGCATCGGCACGGTTCATCGGATGCTGACCCGGCCGACCTATATCGGCCGCCACGAGTTCAACAAGCGCGGCAAGAGCAAGGAATTGAAGCCCTCCGAGGAAGTGATCGCGGTCGAGGTTCCGGCGATCATCGACCAGGCCACGTTCGATGCGGTGCAGGCACATTTCAAGGCGCGCAACCCGAAGGTCGCCCATCCGCAGGTCGTCGGTGGCCCGACGCTGCTGACGGGCCTGATCCATTGCGGGAAGTGCGGCGGCGCGATGACGATTCGCACCGGGAAGGGTGGGCGCTATCGCTATTACACCTGTTCGATGAAGGCGCGGCAGGGCGCGACCGCCTGCGAGGGCATGACGGTTTCGATGGAGCGGCTGGACGATCTGGTCGCAAACTATCTGGCCGACCGGCTGCTCGATCCCGACCGGCTGGAGGATGTACTAGCCGAGGTTCTGGATCGTCGACAGGAGCGCAGCGACCGGCGCCGCGAGCATATCGCGGAATTGAACCGGCGATCCGCCGAGACCGAGCTGCGCCTGAAACGGCTCTACGACGCGATCGAAAGCGGCGTCGCCGATTTGGACGATCCGGCGCTCAGGGATCGCATCGTCGCCTTGAAGGCGACTCGCGATCAGGCGCGGGCGGATGCCGAGCGGGCCTCGGCCCTCCTGCTCAACTCGACGCAGCAGGCCATCACGCCGGCCACGTTGCGAAAGTTCGCGTCAACGGCGCGGCGGCGCATCCGCACGGAAGGCGGCGGCTATCGCCGCGACCATCTTCGCGCCTTGGCGCAGCGGGTCGAGGTCGATCGCGGCGAGGTCCGCATCATGGGATCGAAGAGCAACCTGCTCCGCGTGTGTTGACTGCCACTTGAACCTAGAGTGAAGGCCGAAAGGCCGGATTAACCCGGATCTCCCCGGACGGCCCCGGATAAAGCACGGAAAAAACGGGCGTTTTTTGCGATCGTTGAACGGTGACACCTCGGCGGCGGCTCCGGCGCTTTGAATCTAGAGTCGGGGTCATTTTTGCAATCGTCGCCACTTGAAGCTGGAGTAAACCCAGGTTCGCGCATAGCGGGTAATCGGTTGCAATTTTCCTCACCTACTGGTGGTATTCGAGCCGGGGGGACTAGCCTTAGGCCGAGCGTTTGCTAGACGGGGCTTCAGCGAGAGGGGCTTTCCGAAGGTCCGCCCGGACCTCCTCCAAGGCCAGTTTTAGCCCAATAAGTCGCTCCGCCTGGTCGTCGTAGGTGGTCGTCAGCTTGCCAGCAATTCGAGCAATCAGCCGGCCTTGGTCGACCGGAGCAAGCTTGGCGCCTTCTTCCTTGTAAACCCTTGCGATACCGTCTGAAATTCGGCCGACAAGCTCTTCTTCCCAGGCATCGCGATAAGGCATGCTGCGGGTAGCTGCCGCCGCTTCGAACATTGGCCCCTTGCCGTCGGCAAGCCAGTTGAGATTCACCCCCTTAGGACCCGCCAACCTCGCCAGGACGTCAAATGGCGGCACGCTCTGGTCACGGACGTAGCGTTTTAGCTGCTCGACCGTGACGCCGGCCACCTCGGCGGCGTCCATCTTCCGGGGGTACAAATCAATCACCGCACTTATGCGAGTTCCGAGTTCCGCTTGCGAACTCGGAACTGCCTTACCTGCGCCCTGTGTCAGTTCTGACTTCTTGTTAGCCATTGAAATACACCAATAAATTGGCGCATCCCAGAAACACGCAGATTTTCGAAGTCGGAACTCGAATATCTGTTTACACGACTCGAATATATTCGATATCGTTTCTAGGTTCCTAGAACACACCACCCAAAAAATACCGGCCTGGCAGGGCCGGCTCAGTCGGACCAGAACATGGCAAAAGTACGAGATCGAACGCCGGGATGGGTCCGGTTCATGTTGAACCGGAAAGGGCTGACGTTTGCTGACGTCGACCGCACCCACGGGCTGAAGCAGGGAATTGCCTGCATTACCACCCGCCATCCCCACGAGGCCGGCGAAAAAGCCATCGCCGACGCTCTCGGCCTCGACCCTAACCAGATCTGGCCGTCGCGCTTCAACCCCCAAACCGGTGCCCGATTCAGGCCGCAACCTATGGAGAACTATAGGGATCGCGGTCGCCTGCGCACCAGTCAAAAAGCAAAGGCAGCCTAGACCATGAAGACCTCCGATTTGACACCGGAAGCCCCGGTGCCTGGCAACGACCTGGACGCTCGCCTGAATGTCGCCCGTGGCGTCGAGCCTGCCCCAGCCGGCAAGTCTCCATTGAAACGGGTTGCAATCGCCGTTGGCACCGGCCTCGGCGCTGCTCCGGCCACACTAGCGGCCGCCCTGGCGCGGAGGGTGCGGTCATGATCCAGGTCGTCATTTCACTGCCGCAAGTACTGTTCGGCCTATCTCTCGTCGCCCTGACGGCAGGATTGACGCCGCTCGGGCGTCTCAAATTTGCCTGTGTCCTTGGCCTCGCAGGCATCGCCACCACCATCGGAGAGTGGCTGGCATGAGCACCCTTGGCACTCAGGAGATTGACGTCTCCAAGATCGACATGGGCGAGCGGTTGCGGCCCATCAGCATCCCTCACGCCCAGCTCATCGCCGAGAACATCAAGGAATCGGGTCGACTTCGCACGCCGATCGAGATCCGTACAGGCAAGAATGGCCGCTTCAAGCTGACCTTCGGCGCGCACCGGCTGTATGCGGTACGCGACATCCTGAAGCTGCCGAAGATCCGCGCCGAGGTGACGAATGCCACCGATGAAGAGGCGCGGATCGCCGAGATTGACGAGAACCTGGTCCGGCACGAACTCAATCCGCTTGACCGTGCCGTCTTCCTCGCCGAACGCAAGGCGATCTGGGAGAAGCTGCACCCGGAAACGAAGCGCGGTGGCGATCGCCGGTCCAAAGACGCTCAGGATCAAACGGAAAACATTTCCGTTTGGTCGTTCGCCAAGGAGACGGCAGAGAAATGCGGCCTTACCGACCGCACCATCCGCCTGTCGGTCGCGATCGCCCAAGGCCTCACTGCCGAAACCCGCAATGCCATCGCTGGCACCGCGCTGACCCATAAACAAGCCGATCTTATCGCTCTCTCGAAACTGACGCCGGCCGAGCAGAAGAAGGCGATCTCGGGCCTGCTCGCCAAAGAGCCCAAATGGGCATCGGTCAGGGATGCGCTCGATGCGATCGCCGGCCGCAAGCCGAAGAAGGTCGACGGCTTCGCTCGATTGGTAACGGTCTGGAACAAGGCGACTGCTGCAGAGCGCCGCCAGTTCCGCGAATTCCTCAACACCCAGGACGGCCGTCGCGCGGTCAAGGCGGCTGCGGAATGAGCGGCGTCAAGACATCCCAGCTCTCGCAACATGCGGACCGCCCTGGCGCCTGCTGGATGGTCGCCGATGGCAGCGGGAAAAATGCCGGCGTCATCGAGCGCGCCGGCCCGGGCAAGTTCGGCGCCTGGCATGCCGGCAGCTTCCTCGGCGAGTTTGCCGGCATTGAAGAAGCCGCACAGGCTTGCCTGCAGGTTCATGGTTGGGAAGGGGGGCGGTCATGAGGCACGCCGCCTTCCCTGATGACGAACTGGCCGTGGGCCACGCAGCACCTGCCGATAACATCGCCGGTGGCCTCGAATTTCGGCTGGTGGGGTCTCGGGCACTGCCCATGTTCCATGTCGCCACGCGCGCTGTGTTCGGCGGCCCGCGCCTCCTCACCTACATGACCGTCGGCGACGTGCGGAACTTCGCCCACGATCTGCTGCGGGCCTGCGACAGGGCAGAGAAGGAGCAAGGGTGATGGCCCGGCAACGCAAAGACTCGCGCACACTCGATCTCCTCGCTGACTGGACACCCCCAGAAGTGACGCAGGAATTCGAAGAGGTCGACGTCAGAGCCGCGAACATCAAGACGCGAGTAGCACTTGCGGTTGGCGCCGCCCTTCGGGATAGCGAGCTTAACCGTGATGCGGTCGCCAGCAGCATGGGCCTATTTCTCGGTGAGAAGGTCACGCGGCACATGCTCGATGCCTACGCGAGCCCAGCACGCGAAGATCATTTCATCAGTATCACGCGGTTCCTGGCGCTGGCGGATGCGACCGGCGATGCGCAGCGCCTGCTGCAGGCGCTCGCTGCGCCCTTCGGGCTTTCGGTCGTCGAGAACCGATATGTGCCGGCCATCCGTGACGCGATGCTTACCGACAAGATCGAAGAGCTACAGGACCAGCGAAAGGCGCAACGCCGCGCCTGGAAAGGGCCGCGCTGATGGCTGACGGGGGAATGACGGCCGCCATGGGGAAAGAATGGTTCTCGGCCGCAGATCTGGCTGGATACCGCTTGCCGGGCCTGCCGGCAACGGAGCGCGGCATCAACAAACGCGCGGCCGCCGAGAAGTGGACAGAGCGCAAGCGCGAGGGCCGTGGCGGCGGCGTCGAGTATCACATTTCAGCTTTGCCAACCGCTGCCCACATCGCATTGACGCTGCTGCTGTCTCCCAAGGTGCCGGCGCCGGAGGCCGTGCAGCGCAACGAGTTGAGCCGCGCCGAGCTGTGGGCCTGGTTCGAGCAGCTGCCGGAGACGAAGAAGAGCAAGGCGCGGTACCGCCTGGAGATCGTCGAGGCGGTGATGACGCTCTATCAATCCGGAATGGCCAAGGATCTGGCGGTTTCCGCGATCGCCGCCCATTACCAGATCGGTGCATCGACCCTTTACACCTGGCTGCAGATGATCGAACGCCACGAGCGTTGCGATTGGTTGCCGGCTCTGGCGCCGCGCCATGTCGGTCGGACGGTCTCGATCGAATGTCATCCCGATGCCTGGGACATGATCCGATCGGACTATCTGCGCCCCGAGCAGCCCAACTTCAGCGATTGTTATCGGCGCACGCAACGTGCCGCCGAGGCGCGGGGCTGGGACATGCCGTCGGAGCGCACCATGCTGCGCCGGATCGAGACCCTCATCCCGCGCGCGGTGGTGACGCTCGCCCGCGAAGGCGCCGAGGCCGTCAAGCGCATGTACCCGGCGCAGGAGCGTGACCGGTCGATCTTCCACGCCCTGGAAGCGGTCAATGCCGATGGCCATCGCTGGGATATCTGGGTGCTGTGGCCCGATGGCGAGGTCGCCCGCCCGTGCATGACGGCGTTTCAGGATCTCTATTCCGGCAAGATCCTCTCCTGGCGCATCGATCGCACGATGAACGGTGGCGCGGTACGCCTTGCCTTCGGCGATCTCGTTGAAGCGTTCGGGGTGCCGAAACGGTGCTGGCTCGATAACGGTCGCGAGTTTGCCAACAAATGGTTCACGGGCGGCACCTCCACCCGATATCGCTTCACGGTACGGGAAGAGGATCCGGCCGGCATTCTCACTCAGCTGCTCGTTGAGGTCCATTGGACCCAACCCTATAGCGGCCAGTCAAAGCCGATTGAACGCGCGTTCCGCGATTGCGCGCAGAACATCGCCAAGCACCCGGCCTTTGCCGGCGCCTATACCGGCAACAACCCGACCGACAAGCCGGAGAACTACCGCAGCCGCGCGATTCCACTGGAAGAATTCGTCGCCGTCATCCGCGACGAGATCATCGAGCACAATGCCCGGCCCGGCCGGCAGAGCAGAGTGTGCGGTGGCACCATGTCGTTCGATGCCGCCTTCACGGCGTCATATCTGAAGGCGCCAATCCAAAGGGCCACCGACGAGCAGCGGCGGCTCTGGCTGCTGGCGGCGGAAGGTGTGTCGGTGTCAAGCCGCGACGGATCCGTCAAGCTGATGGGCAACCGGTATTGGGCCGATTTCCTTCATCTCCATCTCGGCGAAACAGTTGCCGCCCGCTTCGATCCCGATTTCCTGCATGACGGGCTGCACATTTATCGAATGGACGGCGCCTATCTCGGCCATGCGCCCGTCATCGACCCAGCAGGGTTCGCCGATGCGGATGCGGCCCGCGAGCATGGGCGCCAGCGCAAGCGGTGGCTGCGTGCGCAGCGCGACATGCTTGACGCCGAGCGGCGCATGTCGCCGGCCACCGTCGCCGCCATGGTTCCGTCGCCGGTACCTGCCGAGACGCCGGAAGCCTCCGTCGTTCAACTCGTGCGACCCGTACATGACCTCAAGCGCCAGCCATCGCGCGGCCTGATGCCGTCTCTGGAAGCGCGACGCGACGCCGAGATCGCGGTGTTTCGGTCGCCCAATGCCGCCACGCCGGCACCGCAGGTCAGTGATGCCGATGCCCGCTTTGAACGAGCGATGAAATTGGAACTGGCCTTGGCCACGGGTGGTGAAGCCGGCGACAGCGAGGTCGAGTGGCTGCAGCGGTACCGCGAGACGCCGGAGTATCGCGCCCGCATGCGGCAGAAGAAGGAATTGGAAGGGTTCGAGCAGGTCCAGGCCGATGGTCTTGGTGCCTGAAACGGAGCGGGCGGCGGCCCTGGCAGGGACCGACCGCCCATGTGCAAGCAAAAGCAACGAGGCAAGAATGACCAAAACAAGCGCGAGCGTCAATCCCCAGCCAGGCTCACTGGCACCGCTCACCAATTGTGTGCTGTTCGACGAGCTGCTCGATCGCGTGACGTCGCGCCATCGGAATTTGCCGAGCATGGGAGCCTTCACCGGCTTCTCTGGCGACGGCAAGACCTCATCGGCGGCCTTAGGTGCTCACCGGCACGAGGCTTATTACATCGAGGTCGGGTCGAGCTGGACCCTCGCGAAATTCTGTCAGTCTCTCTCGACCGAGCTGGGCATTCCGGCGCGCGGCACGATCGCGACGATGATTGAAAACATCATCTCGCACCTCTCCGAAACGCAGCGGCCGCTCATCATCGACGAGTTCGACCACGTCGTTAACCGGAAGTATGTCGAGAATATTCGGGAGATCCACGACAAGTCGCAGGCGGCGATCGTCCTCATCGGTGAAGAGCAGCTGCCCTATAAGCTGCAGCAGTGGGAGCGGTTCCATAACCGCGTGCTGAACTGGGTTCAATCCCAGCCCTGCGACTTGAAGGATGCCAGCGTCCTGGCGCAGGTCTACGCGGCCGGACTTACGATTGAAGCGGACCTTCTCGGCGTCATCGTGGAAAAGACGGGCGGCAACACGCGCCGCATCGCCGTCAACCTGGACCGTATCCGCGAGGAGGCCACTCTTGAGGGCTGGAAGAAGATCGACCGATCCCTTTGGGGCACCCGGCCGATCTTCACGGGCGCCATGCCGGCGCGGAGGGCGCGCTAATGTCGCGCCATCCCTCCGAAATCATGGTGCAGCTGACGGCGCGCGTGCCGCGAGGTCAGCAGGGCTTCTGGGAGATCATCCGGGGGCTACATCGGCACAAGAAGACGTGGACCTTCAGTGAGGTCGACCAGTGCAGCAATGTCAGCACCAGCACCGTCCATGACTTTCTCCGGCGTCTGCTGAAGGCCGGCTTCATTGTGGAGGCGGGACGCACGGCGAAGACGACGCTCTATCGCCTGGCCAAAGACCAGCCGAATGCGCCGTGCCTGAAACGTGACGGGTCGCCTGGCAAGTCGCCTGGTCGCGGGCAAGACCAGATGTGGCGGTCGATGAAGATGCTGCCGCGCTTCACCGCACGGGATCTGGCGGCGCATTCCACCACGCCGGAAACCGCCGTGACGCTCGAAACTGCCAAGTCCTACATCAAGCACCTGCTGCACGCTGGCTATCTCGTCGTTCTGTCGCCCATGACGGGCAGCGGGCCGCGACGCTGCCGGGCGGTCTACAAGCTCCTGCGCTCTATGAACACCGGGCCATTGGCGCCACAGATTCAATCGACCGACTTCGTCTTCGACCCTAACCGCAAGGTGGTGATGGGGCCGGAAGCCGTAGAGGCAACGAAGGCAGGTGGCAAATGACGGATCTCCATGTGAAGAACGCCATCGCCGCCTGGGCGGAGCAGCTGCCGGACTGGGTCCGGGTGCTCGCCGATCGTGCCGACGAGATCGGGCTGAAGAAGACTGCCGCACAGGTCGGATACTCCGCGGCGTCCATCACCTATGTGATCCGCCGCAAGTACAACGCGCCGCTCGACAAGATTGAGACCCGCGTGCGCGCCACCCTTATGGCGGCCACCGTACACTGCCCGGAGTTGGGCAAGCTGTCGCTCGCTCAATGCCTCGACTGGCGGGAGAAGGAGAAGGACTTCAAGGCCACCAGCAGCCTGCGCACCCGCATGATGAACGCCTGCCGGCAATGCCCGATCAACGCCACGAAAGGAGGGTGAGCCATGCTTTCAAACGAATTGAACGCCCTGGCTGCCCAACTCGAAGGTGCTGCGCGGGTCCGATCGACACCAACAATCGACCCGGTCGCGGTCGCCAAGAAGCTGCGCATTCTTGCCATGGGTGTCAGCGCCCTGGAGGCGGTGACCATGACGGACACGTCGCGTGTCATACCAGCCGGCGCCCGAGAGCATGCGATGCGACCGCGCCCGGTCGCCGAGGCTGCCGTGTTGTTGGCACAGACGGCGCACCTTGCCGAGGAGGTGCAGTCATGACGCGGGTCTCATTGGATGGCACCACGCTCTCGGCGGAGCTGCACTTCTTTGCCGGCACGATCGAGGTCAGCGAGGACTTCGAACTTACCGGCGAGCAGGCCGGGGCCACGGCCGCCTATTTCGAGCACCTGCTGGTATGGGCGGCCGAGATCGAGAAGGGGGTTGGCGACAACGCCAGACCCATCTGCTTCTGCGTGCAAGGCCTGATCGATTTCTTCCGAGCTGCAGAGCGTGCCGGGTGGGTGATGCTGAACCTGGAGGCGCGGCACCAGCTTCGCAGCTCCGCCATCGCCCTCTATCACCTAGCCAAAGAGGCCGAAGGACTGCTGCCGGTCGAGCCTCGGTTCATTCAATGGGATGTGCCCATGGGGAGGCCAGCCAACGATGCCGGCCTGGCCTCGGCCCCAGACGGTGCAACGCCATGACCCGACCCAGCCTCATCAATCCCGTCTTCATCAGCGGCGCCATCACAGCCCGCCGACGTCGCCGGCGCGGCCTGTGGGCGTTCATCGCTCGCCTGCTGCGCACGCTCTTCTAGGAGGTTTCAATGACCGATCAACTCAACATCTATCGGATTCCGTTGGTGCCCCCCGCACCGGAGGGATACTACGCCGACGCAAAAGGCCACCTCGTACCTGTCAGCGCCATCAAGCCGCAGCATCTGCTGGAACATCAGATGGTGTTCAAGGTACTGGAGTTCGCCTGCGATCTGGCGAACCAAATCCGGCGATTCCGCAGTCACGTCTTTGCCGACGCGGCCACGTTCGATCAATTGCTGCTCGACGAGTATGGCGAGCAGAAGCGTGGCCGGCGCGGCAAGGGCAACGTGACCTATCGCACACTTGATGGGCTGCTGAAGTTCCAGGTCCAGATCGCCGATCATATCGACTTTGGCCCCGAGCTGCAGGCGGCCCGCGAATGCTTCCGCGCCTGTATTGCGGAATGGGTGGAAGGTGCCCACGCCAACCTTCGCTCGATCGTCGATGACGCCTTCGAGGCGGACAAGGAGGGCAAGGTAAGCCGCGACGCGGTGTTCCGGCTGCTGCGCCTGGATTTCGACGACAAGCGGTGGCAGGACGGGCAACGAGCCATCAAGGACAGCATCCGTATCGTCGGGTCAAAGTCCTACTGCCGGTTCTATCTGCGCGAGGCGGCGGATGCGGCCTGGTGCGCCGTGCCGATCGATCTGGCAGCGGCATAGCGGGGGCAGCATGAAAGTCACCCTCGAAAGTACCTCAGCGATCGTCTCCTATCAGGGTCAACCCTGCCGTATTTGGCAGGGCAAGACAGAGAAAGGGGTCGAGTGCTTCGCGATCGTCGCTCTCATCGCCCACCACAAGGATGGTGACGCGGCGGAGTTCGAAGCGGATCTGCAGGAAGTCATCACTCCCAGCGAGGCCGCGATGGAGTGCTTCTATCCATTCCATCCGCGCAAGCCGAACTGAGGCCGCCATGCGCCAGGTCAAGGTCATCTGCCGCTTCATTGCCGAGGATCCGCAGGCCGCGATATCCGACGTCGCGATCGAGATGGACCTTTGCGTGCCGGACCATGTCACTGACGCCGATGTCGCTGATGCGGTCGAAGCCGATGCACACAAGCAGGTCATCAGTATCGGCGAGGAATTCGGTATCACCTTCCGGGCGCTCGACCAGGCGGAAGGCGTCTTCATGGAGGTGCGGAATGGCTAGCGGCTCACGCCTTATCGCTGCCTTGGATTTCGCTTGCCTGATGCAGAAGCTGCTCGCGAAGCCGTCGCGCTGTGCGGCCGAGGAGCGGAAGGAAATCCGTATCTATCACATTCGGGCGCTGGCGGCCCTCAATGACCATGAACTGCCTGCTGGCGAAGCGATCGACCAGGAGACGGCACGGGCGGCCTTCGAAGCTCTGTGCAAGGCGCTCACGCTCAACGGGGTCACTAATGCCGAGATCGTCACCTGGTTCAATGACAGCGCATCATTGCGCCAGGCGACGGAGACGCGGTGAGCCATGCCACGGCGCCCGAAGCTGGATCACGCCACCTGTGCCCGCCGACATGCGGTGCGCCGGCTGCGACAGCGTTTCAAGGTCGACATGACGGTGCCGCAACTCCTCGACCTGGAGCGGCGCATCACGGCCGGCGCCTTCCGGTGGCTCACCGTTCGCGGCCGACAGGCGATCGTCTATGAGGTGCCGATCGACGGCGTCGTGACCTTTCCGCTCTTCAGCATCGAGCTGTGGGCCATCGTCACCTTCCTGCCACCCGCGACCTGGTCGCGCATCAGCCAGAGGAGATCGGCATGAAGCTGCCGGAGCGGGGCAATTTCATCATCATGGAAGGGCAGCTTGGGCGGAGCGCCAAGGGGTTGCTCGACGTCGGCCGTGGTCACATCGAGGCCGGCGACTATCAGATCATCTTCAACGGCGCCGCCGCCGAACGTGAAGCGGACGCGCTGTCAAAGAAGCATCCGGGCAAGACGTTCCTGATCCTCGACCTGATGGCGTATGCGGTCCAGCTATGAGCGAACGGGAGGCCCTGCGCCGCGCCAAGGCCATCCGCAGCGCCCGTGCCAGGGAGAGCTACGGCCTCCGCATGGCAGCGATCGCCGCGAACTGCCGGCAGATGGGCTTCGACTGGCCCAATGGCCGCTTCGCCGTCTTCTATCTTGATCCGCCGTGGGATCACGGGATCTGGGGTGATGCTGGCAAGCAGAAGTCAGCGGAATGGCATTACCCGGTCATGTCGATCGAAGAACTCATGGCCCTCGACATCCCCCGGATCGCCAATGACGACGCCGTCATGTTCATGTGGACGTCGCGCCAGCATCTCTTCGACGCCCTGAAACTGATGGCACATTGGGGCTTCACCTATCGATCAAACCTCGTTTGGGTGAAGAACACGATGGGCCTCGGCCGCTGGGGCCGCGATCGGCATGAGCTGCTGCTCATCGGCGTTAAGGGGAATGTGCCGCCACCGCCGCTCGGCGAGGCCGTCGACAGCGTCATCAAGGCGGATACGAACGGCCATTCGGTGAAACCCGCCGCCTTCCGCGAAATCATCGACCAGTATTTCCCAGGCCTGCCGAAGATCGAATTGTTCGCTCGCGGCAAGGCACCCGAGGGATGGGTGTTCTGGGGCAACCAGGTGGAGGAGTGACATGGCTGCCGCAACCGGTCAGAAGCAGGATCTTGAATCGCCCGGTCTCTACGAGGTGCTGCGGACGACAATCAACGATCGCGCGCATTGCACGCTTTGCATGGGTGAGGCGGTGACTTGGCTGCTGGCTGATTACATCGCCAGCTGCCCCAATGAGGTCCAGGGCGACGAGATACTGAAAAAGGTATTGAACGACCTCCCGGGCCTTGTCGAGAGTTCGCGCCGCTATCAGGCAACCAATGACGGCGTCGGCCGCCCGGTGGGGCGCGCATGAAGCCGTCTTATGCTCATGTGCCGGATCCGAACGCAGGTGGCACCTGCGGACAGTGCAAGCACGCCGCCTGCAATAGGAAAACCTACAACGGTCCCCGCGCCTACATCTTGACCTGCACCAAGGCCGTCGAGCTGGCGCGCTATTCTGGCAGCGGCGCACCGATCAAGGCCGCGACCCAAGGGTGCAAGTATTGGGAATTCACCTTCCGTGAGGGCATGTGATGACAGTGGCAGCCAAGAAGTCGAACCCGTTCCGCGCCGGGCTCATCGGCAAGATTCACGTCGCGAAGACGCAGCTCGGCCTCGATGACGACACCTATCGCAGCGTGCTGCGGCGCGTGACTGGCAAGGACTCGTCATCGGCCTGCTCGATCACCGAGCTAGAGAACGTGAAGGCCGAAATGATCAATCTCGGCTGGAAGCCGTCGAAGAAGGCGCACCCGCGCGCTGGCAAACGGCCGCTGGCCGATGGAGAGATTGCCGCCAAGCTCCGGGCGTTGTGGATCTCCGGTTATCACCTCGGTGTCGTCAGGGATCCGAGTGAGGCCGCCCTGGCCGCCATGATCAAGCGCGCCACGGGCGGCAAGGGCAAGGGCGTCGACGCCCTGCAGTGGTTGACGGAGAAGGATGCGCGCACTGCCGTTGAGGTGATGAAGGCATGGCTCACGCGGGAGACCGGCGTCGACTGGTCGGTAAAATGGCATGACGACAGCCGGGGTGCGTTTCCTCGCATTGACGTCGTGAAAGCACAGTTCCAGATCCTGACGGCGGCTCGCTGGAAGGGAACGAGAGGCAGCCTTTCCCACTTCCTATCGCACTTCGGCTATCAGCCGATCTTGTCGCTCTATACCGACGAGGAACTCGACCGGCTCATTGACAATCTTGGCGCCATGGTCCGCCAATCGAAGGGCGGGCAGTGAGCGACCGGCCGTCATATCGCGAGATCTACGGCTACCTGCCGGCACCATGCGTGTTGCTGCTGGAGAGCGGCCCGGATGGCGAGGAGCTGATGCACCGGGTTATCGCGCGCCTGGGCGGCACCACCGTGCGGATTCCGCTGCGGCTGACGGCCAAGTCTTTGCTGGTCATTCATCTGGGGCAGGACGATGCCGCGCAGGTTTGGCGGATCTGGCGCGGCAAGGGTGCTGCCGGCGAGATCGAGGTCGATGTGCCGCGCATGTCGGCTGCCCAGCAGAAGGCGCGCCGATTGAAATTGTTGGCCTTGCTGCGAACCGACGTTAAGGTGCGGGAAGCGGCGCGGCGCTTTGGTGTCACCGAGCGCACGGTGTACCTGATGCAGAAGCGGTCGCGCGAGCTTGGCGAAACCAACCTCATCGCCAGCAACCAGCTCGATCTCTTCCCCGCCGCCTGAAACCCTTCAGGGTCCGGGAAAACACCCGCCTCTCTAATCTGACCTCCTGACATCGCTGCCGGCGCGCCGCTCGGCTTGAGCATCAGGAGTGTGTCATGAACACCGCTTCACCGGCCGATGAAGGCCAGTTTGCCCCTGCCGTGCTGCAGTCCTTCACGCCCAACATCTTGGGCAGCCTGTCGGGTGCGACGCAAAGCACCTTGCTGGCGGGCGGCAGCACCTATCTGGCGCTCGCACCCAAACTGACCACCCTCACGATGTACGCGGCCGATCTCGACACGCTGCCGGAAAAGGTCCGGGACGCGGCCGAGGGCGTCATCAGCGCCGGCTGGACCGGCGTCGCCATGCTGGCCGTTGGCGGCATCGCCTGGGCCTGGAAACGCTTCTCGAAAAACATGGAGGCTTAACCGATGCAGCGGCTTTGGTCGTTCCTCGGGCGTGCATTCACGCCCTTCACCGTGTTCCTGATGGCTGCACTCGTCATCTGGTCGCTCACCGGCTGTACGACGCAGGCAAGCATCGCCCGCGACGTCGAGGCAGCTGCCGACGATGATGGCGGCCTGGCCAAGAAGATGGCCGATCGGCTGTTGGGCGAGGTGCAGGGGCAGGACAACAGATCTGTCCGCATGTGCATGATTGCCGCCGTCGCCAGTGAGCTTGTCGCCTATCGCATGACCATGGAGCCTCAGGAGGCGACAGCCGGCCTCGGACAGATCCTGGCACTCGACGGCGCGGTCAATCGGTTCGTCGCGGCCGACGAGATGTGGATGAACACCGAGATCGCCCACATCACGCTGCAGATGACTTCCATCATGGTGGATGCCGCCAAGGCACGGATCCCGAAGCTGCTTTCCAACTTCGCTGGCGGCGTCAACATTCTGGGGGTGCTCGACCGCGCGGCGATCGCTGCCGGCCAGGGTACGTTGCTTGCGGCCGGCATTGAGGACATTCGCGATAGGATTGTCCAGCTCAATGCCGGCCGCGCCGATGCCACCCAGTCGATGCTGGCCTGCCGCAAACGAATCAACGGCAATAAGGACCGCGTTGCCGCCCTCATTGGCATGTCGCCTGACCCGCCGATCGCACTGCCAGGTGAAATCTCTCTAGGGGCGCAGTGATGTTCAAGAACGACGTCACTGCGGCCCGTTTTGAGACCGACCTCTACATCAAGCGCGCTGTCGAGGCGGTGAAGCGGGATGGGGCGCGGGTCGAAGCGATCGTCATGGAGCCCTATCGCGTCACATTCAACTGGAAAGGCGCCCGTTGGAGCCTGACCGTGCCACCCGGATTTCTCGCAGCTCCTTCGGTGCCGCCCGAGCTTCATAGCTTCGTTCCGTTCTGGGGTGCGCTGTTCGAGGCGTCCGTTGCTCACGACTACGCCTATTACACCCGCTGCTTCGACCAGTATGCTGGCAAGGATGGCCGCCTTGTCGCGGACCAGATGCTGGCCGCCCTGATGGCCGCTGGCAAGACGTCGATCGGCGACTGCGCGGAGGTGTTCCTTGCTGTCCGCACCTTCGGCAAGCGCCACTACGACCCTGCGGTGTTCCGCCCCGACAACAACCTGGTGAAGGTGTCGGCATGAAGATCCCCGTCACATCGGCCGACAAGGAGATCGCCGCTCGCACGATCTATGGCGAAGCTCGTGGTGAGAGCCGCGAGGGACGCATTGCAGTCGCCTGGGTGATTCGCAATCGCGCCGAGGCGGATCTCGGCAGGGACGGGAAGCCCGATTGGTGGGGCGAGGGCATCACGGGCGTTTGCATCAAGGCCGGCCAGTTCTCCTGCTGGAACGATGGCGACGCCAATGCCGGGAAAGTGCGGGCCGTCACGATCGCCGATCGGTCCTTCAGGGAATGCCTGGCTGTCGTGGACGATGTCTTCGGCGACCGCGTGCCCGATCCGACGAAGGGCAGCACCCATTATCACACGACGTCGGTGCGGCCCGCCTTCTCGCGAGGGTTGAAGCCTGCGGCGAAGATCGGCCACCACCTCTTCTTCAACAATGTGAGGTAGACGGTGACCATTCGTGCAAACGGCTTCGACTGCAAATGCGACGTCTGCGGCCGGTATCTTCGCGTGCCGGCCATCACCGAGGCCAAAGCGCGAGAATTGCTCGCGGACCATCATTGGGAATGCGCGGATCTCGATCTGTGCAAGGTCTGCGTCGTCAAGCGCGATGCCGGCGAGAACGGCATCCTGCTGCTGATCGAGCAGGCACGGAAGCGCCTGGCGGCGGAGACGCAACCTGGTGGATGAACTGGACAAGGTCCAGGCCGCCGTGGAGGCGACCCTGGAAAACGATCTCCGCCGCGAGCATAGCCGACTTGCAGCGGAGGCGAGAATGAAGGGGACGACACATTGCTGCGACTGCGGCTGTGAGATCCCGGAGGCGCGACGGATCGCTGTTCCGAGCGCCTGTTTTTGTGTCGAGTGCCAAGAGGAGAGAGAATAGTGGTCGACGTGTTAGATGCCATCGCGCGGTGGTGGCCGATCCTCGTGCTGATCGGATTCGCTCTTTGGGCCCTTGCCATGAAACGCGCTAGCGGCTCGTTTGCCGACAAGGCTGTCGTTGAGCAGCTGCGTCGAGATCTCGATGGGGTCGAAAAGGAGAGCCGGGACGACATCACCAAGCTTAAGGAAGAGCAGATCAAACTAACGGAGCGCCTGCAGACCCTTCCGTCGGTTGAGGACTTCCACGCCGTCAGTATCAAGCTGACGGAGGTGCTCGGTGGCCAGAACACGCAACGCGCCGAGATCGAAGGCATGCGTCAAGCCGTCACGACCATCGACAGATCGGTCAATCGTATCGAGACCTATCTCCTGAAAAAGAGCGAGGGAAAGTAATGACCCGGACTTATCGTGATGATGTGTTGGCGAGCCGCCGCTTGGCCATGCTGCGCCTCATCAAGGGCCAAGATGGATGCAATGAAAGCATCCTTCACATCGGGATCCATCGCCTCGGTTTCAGGAACACCTCGCGCGCCGAAGTGGTCGAAGACATGACCTGGCTGGAAGAGCGCAAGCTGGTGACGACAGAGATCATCGAAGAGACCGTCCTGGTGGCGACGATCACACAGCGAGGGCGAGATGCTGCGGCTGGCAGGGGCGCATCGGTCCCGGGCCTGGAACAGCCGGAGCTTTGAGGCATGGCCCGGGTCACTAAAGTCGATCGGCTGCCAGCTGAGCTGAAATCACTGATCGGCCAACTACGCCAGGAAGGCCATACACTCGACGAAATCTTCGCCAAGCTTCGGGAGCTGAAGCCGGATATTGATATCTCGCGGACGGGGCTCGGAGAGCATCTGCAGAAGAAGGTCGATGCGATCCTTGACCAGATGGGGAAGACCAGGGCGATCGCACAGGCCGTTGGCGCCCGGATCGACAGCGCCAGTCAGACAGAGGTCGCGCGGCTTAACGTCGAACTCCTTCATGGGCTCTTCTTCAAGCTGGTGTCGGAAAGCGAGGACGGCGAGGACGTCAAGATTGACGCCAAGGAGGCGCTACTGCTCTCGCGCGCGCTGCAGTCGCTGACCAGCAGTTCGAAGTCGTTGGCGGACATGGAGATCAAGATCCGCCGCGAGATCGCTGAGAAAGCCAGCAAGGTTGCGGAGACGTCGATGAAGGCCGCCGGCATCTCGTCAGACACGGTCGCGAAGATCCGCGCCGAGATCCTGGGTGTCGCAAAATGACACTCGACGTTCTTGCAGCAGAGGCAGCCTCGCAGGAAGAAGAGCTGGCGGCCATCAAGGATCTCGGGCCGAGCGAGATCCTTTTGCGTTATCAGGCGCGCCTCCTGGAAACGGTCAGCCAGAACGCGCTGACGGTCGCCGAGAAATCTCGTCGCATCGGCTACACCTGGGGAATGGCGGCGCATGCCGTGCTGGTCGCGGCCGCGCAGCGTAGTGCCGGTGGCATGGATGTCTTCTACATCGCCTACGAAAAGGAGATGACGCGGGAGTTCATCGACACCTGCGGCATGTGGGCAAAGCATTTCGGGATGGTGGCGAGCGACGTCCAGGAAATGATGTGGAAGGACGACAAGGAGGACGAAGGCATCCTTGCGTTCCGCATCATCTTTGCGTCCGGCTACGAGATTGTTGCCCTGTCGTCCAGCCCGCGCGGCCTGCGCGGCCGACAGGGCCTAGTCATCATCGACGAGGCGGCTTTCCACGATGATCTCGACGAGCTGCTGAAGGCAGCATTGGCGCTGCTGATGTGGGGCGGGCGCGTCGTCGTCATCTCGACCCATAACGGTGTTTCAAATCCGTTTAATCGGCTCATTGAAGATATCCGTGCCGATCGGCGCAAGGGCACCATCATCCGCGTGACGCTCGATGATGCCTTGGCAGACGGTCTTTTCAAGAGGATCTGCCAGCGATCGAGCAAACCCTGGTCGCCCGAGGCGGAGGCCAGCTGGCGCCAGGACGTCATCGACACCTATGGCGATGCAGCCGACGAGGAATTGTTCTGCATCCCGCGTGCATCGGGCGGCCAATGGCTGCCGCGCCCTCTGATCGAGGCGCGCATGGAGGCGGAGATCCCGGTGGTGCGCTGGAGCTGCCCGCCTGAGTTTGTCGATCTGCCGGATATCGCACGCGGTATCGCCGTGGCGGCCTGGCTGGTTGCGGAGGTGCGGCCACTGCTTTTGGCGCTGCCCCGTCATCAGCAGCACTTCTTCGGCATGGACTTCGGCCGCACTGGTGATCTTAGCGTCATGTGGCCAATGTCTCTCATGCCCGACCTTGTGCGACGGACACCGTTCACTATTGAGCTGCGCAATGTGCCCTTCAAGGAACAGGAGACGATCATGTTCTATGTTCTCGATCGTCTGCCGCACTTCATGAAGAGCGCCCACGATGCGACGGGCAACGGCGCACAGTTGGCGGAAGCGGCGCGGCAGAGATATGGCATTGCTCGCGTTGAGGAGGTGAAGTTCTCAACCGAGTGGTACCGGATCAATATGCCGCCATACAAAGCGGCCTTTGAGGACGCGGCCCTCGTGCTACCGCGCGATGCGCTGATCCTGGAAGACCACGAGCAGCTCGTGATGGAGAAGGGCGTCGTCACCCTGCGCAAGGTCCGCACCGGAAGGACAGGCCTGCAGCGACACGGCGACAGCGCGATCGCTGGTGCTCTTTCGCACTTTGCCAGCCGGCAGCCCGTCGGAGAATACGCTTATGAGGCGGCATCAAGCGTCAAGGCGCCGGCAGGCTCTCTCCGATCCAATGAAGACGACGACCGGGGCGGTACTTTCGGCCCCGGCGCCTGGTAGAAGGTAGTTCAACGATGCCCATCCAGCTTTACGACAATTGGGGTCACAAGGTCGAACTGGCGCGTTTGCGCGAGGAAGAGTCCGGGCCGACCGTGACGGGCGTTCGTCAGCCGCTGTCGAATCATCCTGCTGACGGCCTGACGCCCGCGCGCCTCGCGGGGCTGCTCAACGCTGCAGAGATCGGTGATGCAGACGGCTATCTGGATCTTGCCGAACAGATGGAGGAAAAGGATCTTCATTATCGATCGGTGCTGGGCACCCGCCGCAACCAGGTGGCCGGCCTTGAGGTCACGGTTGAAGCCGCGAGCGACGACGCAGATGACGTGAAAGCCGCCGATCTGGTGCGTGAGGCCCTGTGGCGTGACGGCTTGCGCGAAGAGCTGTTTGATATTCTTGACGCCGTCGGCAAGGGCTACAGCGTCACGGAAATCATCTGGGACACCGAGGCGGGTAAGTCCTGGATGCCGGTCAGGCTCGAATGGCGCCAGCCACGCTGGTTCGAATTCGATCGTGTCGACCGGACGACGCTCCGGTTGCGCGATGCAGGCGGCGTGGCTGTGCCACTGAAGCCCTTCGGCTACATCCGCCATGTCTCTAAGACGAAGTCTGGGCTGCCGATCCGTGGTGGCTTGGCGCGGCCGGTGGCCTGGTACTATCTGTTCAAGAACTTCGACATCCGCTCATGGGTGCAGTTCGGCGAGGCTTATGGCAAGCCGATCCGCATTGGCAAATATGGCCCTGGTGCTAGCGACGCGGATAAGGCGACTCTGCTGCGCGCTGTGCGCAACATCTGGGCGGACGCCGCCGCGATCATTCCCGAAAGTATGATGATCGAGTTGGTCGAGGCGAAGATCTCCGGCAGCATCGATCTGTTCGAACGCCAGGCAGACTGGTTTGATCGCCAAGTCTCAAAGGGTGTGCTGGGGCAGACGGGTACGACCGATACCGGCACTCGCGTCGGAACCGCGGACGCGCACGAAAAGGTACGCGATGACATCGAGGACTCGGATGCAGCGCAGCTAGGCGCTGCCCTGACACGAGACCTGGCGAAGCCCATCGTCGATCTCAACATGGGGGCACGGCGCCGCTATCCCCGCGTCATGCTGCACCGGCCCGACCAAGAAGATACCGGTGCCTTAGTCGACAACATCGTGAAGCTGGTGCCACTCGGCCTCCGTGTCGAGCGTAGCTGGATGGCTGATAAGATCGGGGTGCCGGATCCGGACAAGAAGGCCGAGCTGCTGACGGCACCGCGCGCGGCCGCCAAGCCTGCGCAGGATCCTGCGCAGGAATTGCCGGAAGAGGAGACGACTGCCCAATCCCAGGCTGACGTCGCCCTGTCACCGTTGCGCGATAGTGTGGAGCGTATCGCTGCCCAGCTCGAAGGCGCTGCTGGATCCGCGCTCGATCGGCAGATTGATCGATTGAAGGAAGTGGTGATGGATCCGTCGATCGACAGCCTCGAAACGCTGTCGGCGCGTTTGCTCGATGCCTATCCCGGCATGGATCCCAGTGAGATCGCCGAACAGATGGCATCGGCCTTGCTCGTGGCGAACCTCAGTGGCCGCGACGAGGTGGACGATGCCTGATCCGGTTGTCGGCGCCTTTCCCTTCGACGAGGCGATCAAGTATTTCCGCGACAAGCTGCGGCTGCCGACGGCGGGCTGGACGGATCTGTGGCAAGGGCAGCACGCGCGCGCCTTCACCATTGCCGGCGCCATGCGCGAGGATCTGCTGCGCGACATGCAATCGGCCGTCCTGAAGGCCATCGCTGGCGGCGGCACGCTCGCCGAGTTCCGCAAGGACTTCGACAAGATCGTCGCCACCTATGGCTGGCAGTACAGGGGCGGCCGCAATTGGCGGACGCGTGTCATCTTCAACACCAATCTGCGCATGGCTCATGCCGCTGGCAAATGGGACCAGGCACAACGACTGAAGAAGGCGCGACCCTATCTGCGCTATGTCGCAATCGATGACAGCCGCACGCGGGAACAGCATCGGCATTGGCATAACACCGTGCTGCCGATCGACGATCCCTGGTGGCAGACGCATTATCCGCCGAACGGATGGAACTGCCGCTGCACGACGCAGTCGCTGTCCGAGCGGGATCTGAAACGCTTCGGCATCAAGTTGAGCGAGGCCGCGCCGGAGATCGAGCTGGTCGACAAGGACGTCAACTTCCCGGACGGCAAGCGCACCATCCAGGTGCCGGACGGTATCGATCCTGGCTTCGGCTACAATCCTGGCGAGGCCGCCTATGGCAAGAAGCTCGCGGACGACGTCATGGCAAAATGGCGCGCGAGCGGTGCCGAGGCCTGGGAGCCGCTGACGCCAGGCGATCGGAAGAGCTACGGCCTGCCGCGCGAGTTGCCGGAGGATCCGCTGACGGCGCGGTCGGTCTCGGGCGATGCAGGCGCCACACGCGAGAACCTGGCTGCCGAGATTCAGTATGTCATCGGTGGCGCTGAGAAGGTGTTCGACCTCCCCAACGGGGCGACCATCACCGTCAATGCCGAGGCGCTTGCCGATCATCTCTCCCTCGATCGCGCCTGGCTGGTCCCGTATCTGCCGGAGATGCTGACCGAGCCGGCCGAGATCTGGATGACCTTCGAGCGGCACAAGGGCAGCGGCCGAGTCGAGCTGCGCACGCGCCTGGTGAAGGTCGTTTCATTGGGAGGTGAAAAGGCCAGGGGCTATCTGGTCACAGCCCAGGTGGTGGCGGGCCGGCTGGAGGCCTGGACCGTGGTGCCCACCCGGAACATCGGCTACCTGGAGCAGCAGCGTCGTGGCCGGTTGAGCTATCGCCGGCCGGCAGATCGTCCGAGTGAGGAAGGGGATGGGATCTAGCGCGATGCGCCGCGCTGACCGCCCGGAAGGGGCATAGTGGGGTCGCATCCCAGCCCAGTCCATCGTGTAGGCCCAGTATAGGCCGCCCCCTTCCTATAGGCAAATCCGTGCCCCGAACCCCAAAATCCCGAAAACCTTACCGGCCGCCCACGGCGCCCTGGCGGGCTTTGGCGGCCACGGTGTTAGCGCCGGAGCCATTCAAACGGTTTTTGAACGCCCTGGCGGGCGCGGCGGGGCCTTCCGACCGTGATCCTTGCCAACCGACCCGGGTGTTGGGCATGCTGGCCCAGATTTCATCCATCCGGTGACCCCCGAGGCGTCCCGGCCCAGGTGGACCATATAATAGGTCACCTGAAACCCTTCAGGCCCCGAAATCCCGCCCGCCCGGCAACACTGCGACCACCGAAACGGTCAGCAGGAATTGCCGGTGAAGCATCGCCTCCTCATTGCCGCTCATGCCATGGAGTTGCCGGCCGCTGCCGGTGGCCAGGGTGTGCCGCAATGGGTGCATCTCCTGCCGCTGGGGACTTTTGAAGGCCGCGACGGCCGAGGCCCCTTTGTGATCCGCGACGCCGCCCACGCCGCCCAAGTCATCACCGCCACCAAGAAGCATCTTGGCGGCGCCGACATGGCGGGAGATTTCGATCACCAGCTCCTCTACTCGGCCCAGAACGGCAAGCCGGCTCCGGCTTCAGGCTGGATCAAGGATTTCGAGGTTCGGGATGACGGGATCTGGGGGCGCGTCGAGTGGACGGCGCGAGCCTCGGAGGCCATCGCCGGCAAGGAGTACCGGTATCTGTCGCCGGTCTTCGGTCACGCGGCGGACGGCACGGTCATGCGACTTCGCGCCTTCGGGCTGACGAACGTTCCCAATCTCGAACTGACGGCGATCGCCAGTCAGTCCCTTTCCGAAACCGACGAGGACACCATGAAGCTCTCCGCCGTGCTCACCACTCTTATCGCCGCCCTGGGCCTCCCCGACACCACGACCGAAGAGCAGCTCTCGGCGCATTGCCAGAAGCTCGACACCGATCTCAAGACCGCGAAGGCGTCGACCGCCACGATCGCCAAGGCCCTCGGCCAGGCTGACACCGCCACGGGCGAAGTGATTGTCGCCGCCGCGCAGGAGCTGACGAAGAAGGCCGCCGGCACCGCCGATCCGGATCCCGCGAAGTTCGTGCCGATCGCCATGTTCAACGAGCTGAACACCCGCGTCGCCGCAATGTCGCAGTCGCTCGTCACCGACAAGGCCACCAAGGCGATCGATGATGCCAAGGCTGCCGGCAAGCTGGCGCCAGCCCAGATGGACTGGGCGCAGAGCTACGCCGCCAAGGATCTCGACGGCTTCATCGCCTGGTGTTCGAACGCGCCGGTGATCGTGGCGCCGACGGGCAACGGCGGAGAGCGCCAGGCGCTGCCGGCGCTGGCGAACGCCAACGGTCTCACGGGCGAAGAGGTCGCCATCTGCAAGCAGATGGGTATTACCGAGGCCGCCTTCCTCGAAACCAAGAAGAAGAGCGCGGCTTAACCCGCGCTCGCTCACTCTCTCGCAACCTCTCGGAGATAGCCCCATGGCTGCCCTCACCAAAGACCGCAACACCAAGCGGAAAGCCGACAACGATCTCGTCAACTTCCCCGTGAAGGCGGCGACCACCATCTATGCCGGCTCACTCGTCGTGAACGATGCTGGCAACGCAGCGCCTGGCCGCACGGCGGTTGGCCTCCGCGCGCTCGGTCGCGCCGACAAGTATGTCGCCAATCCGGGTGCGGCCGGCGCCGAGCGCGTTCCGATCCGGCGTGGCACCTTCTGCTTCGCCAACTCGTCGGCCGGCGATCTCATCGCGCTCTCCGATGTCGGCGCCAATTGCTACATCGTCGACGACCAGACGGTCGCCAAGACCGATGGCGGCACGACGCGCAGCATTGCCGGCGTCATTCGCGACGTGGACGCCAGCGGCGTCTGGGTCGAGATCTAACCCTTCACCCAATCGGGAGTCATCCACATGCAGCTTAATGCCGCAACCCTCGCCGCCGCGACGCTCGGCTTTCAGACGGCCTTCAATCAGGCCTATAGCGCGGTTCAACCGACCTGGAACCGCGTAGCGATGGAAGTGCCGTCGACCGGCTCCGCCGAGAAGTACGCCTGGCTCGGCTCCATGCCGTCTTTCCGCGAATGGCTCGGTGAGCGCGTCGTGCAGAACCTGGCCATCAGCGACTTCACGCTGAAGAACAAGTCCTTCGAAAACACGATCGGCGTCGACCGTGACGACATCGAGGACGACAAGATCGGTGTCTACAAGCCGCTGTTCGGGCAGATGGGCGATGCGGCTGCGCGCCATCCTGATCTGCTGGTCTATTCGCTGTTGCCGGCCGGCTTCAACACCAACTGCTATGACGGCCAGTACTTCTTCGACACCGACCATGTTGGCTACAACCAGGCCGGCGACGAGATCTCGGTCGCGAATATGACGGCCGGCGCTGGCACGCCCTGGTATCTCATCGCTTCGCGCGGTTTCATTAAGCCGCTCATCTTCCAGAAGCGGCGCGACTATCAGTTCGTGGCCAAGGACAAGCTCACGGACGAGAACGTCTTCAGGAACAAGGAATTCCTGTACGGCACCGACGCGCGCGTCAATGCCGGCTTCGGCCTCTGGCAGCTTGCCTATGGCAACAAGGCGACCCTCGATGCGACCGGCTACGACGCGGCCCGCACGGCCATGGGTTCGTTGCGCGGCGCTGGTGGTCAGCCGCTGGGCATCAAGGGCGATCTTCTCGTGGTGCCGCCGTCGCTTGAAGGTGCGGCCCGTCGTCTGCTGACGAACGAGAAGAATGCCAACGGCGCCGATAACGAATGGAAGGGCACGGCCGACATCCTCGTGGTGCCGGAGCTGGCCTAACCGGGGGGTGATGGCGGCCCCCTTCGCTCCGGGGCCGCCATCATCCGGATCTCTCATCCAATCGTCGAACCACCCAAGGAATGAGCCAATGGCTAAAGCCACCAACAAGACCGACAACCAGCCGGTGAAGATGCTGCGGATTACTGCGAAACGGGACGGCTTCCGCCGCGCCGGCATCGCCCATCCCGGTACGGCCACCGAACACGAGGCCTCGAACTTCACCGACGACCAGATCGAGCAGCTCAAAACCGAGCCGATGCTGGTGGTCGAGGAATTCGAGACAGCGCCAGCCGCTGCCGAGGAAGAGAAGAAGTAATCAGCACCACTCGGGTGGTGCGGTCAGGGAGCGGCCGGCAGCCGTAAGCAGTCGGCGGGCCGCTCCTTCCAATTAGGTGCTGGCACATGAGCTACGTCACGCAAGCAGAAATGGAGGCCCGGTTCTCGGTCGCGGATCTGATCGCGCTGACCGATCGCACCGAGCCGCCTGGCGGCGTGATCAATGTGACGGTGCTTGGCGAGGCGATCGACCAGGCGTCCGGCTTGCTCGACGGCTACATCGGCCGCCAGTACGAAGTCCCCGTCGCATCGCCAACTGCGGACCTGAAGCTTCACTGCACCCACATCGCCTATTACCTCCTGCACCGGGATTCGGTGCCGGACAAGGTGGCGAAGGATTATGAGATCGCGCTCCGCTGGGCGCGTGACGTCGCGGATGGCAGGATCCAGCTCACCGGTGCGACGACGCCGGCAGAAGCGGCCGCCAGCGAGGGCGCTGAGATCGACGCGCCCGACCGCGTCTTTACCAATGACACCATGGCGGGTTTCTGATGGCCGGTGCCTTCATTGCCCTGCAGGTTGAAGACAAGGCCGTGCAATCCGCCCTGGCCCAGCTAGGGGAAAAGGCGGAGAACACGCTGCCGGTGATGGACGCCATCGGCGCCAGCCTGGTCGTCAGCACCCAGATGCGCTTCGAGAACGAGACGGGGCCAGACGGCGTCAAATGGCCCGCCTCGATCCGCGCCCGCGTTGAGGGCGGCAAGACGTTGCGCGACGAAGGGCATCTCTATGCCTCGATCACGCATCGCGCTAGCCCGAGCTCGGTCGAGGTCGGTTCAAACGAGATCTATGCGGCCATCCATCAGATCGGTGGAACGATCAAGGCCAAGGAAGCCAAGTCACTGCGCTTCCGCATCGGTGACGTCTGGGTGTCGAAGGAATCGGTGACGATCCCGGCGCGGCCTTTCTTGGGCATCGACGACGGCGATCGCGAGATGATCGTCGAGACCGTGGCCGATGCCCTGGGGCTGGACATCGCGGGTGCTGGCCAATGACCGCCCCCGTCATCAGCGCCGTAATCACCCGTCTCTCTGACACGGTCGCGGATCTGCATCAGCGGGTCGAAGACGTGACAGACCTTGCCGAGCTGGTGAAGGCGGGCGTTCTTCCGAAGGCCCTTCCGGCCGGGTGGGTGCTGCCGCTTGGCGAGGACGCGGAACCAGCGGCGGATATGGCGGGCGGGTTCCGCCAGCGTGTCGCCGAGACCGTCGGTGTCGTGCTGGTGCATCGCGTTGCCGGCGATGGCACTGGCAAGAAGGCGCGCCTGGCTGTCGACAATCTTGCGGACGGCGTCAAGCAGACACTCGTCGCCTGGGCACCTATCGCCGGCATCGATCCACTGGAGTACCGCCGCGCGCGCTTGCTGTCCATGAATGGCGGCGCCGTGTTCCTGCAGCTCGAATTTCTAACCCGCTGGTACCTGCGCGCCTGAAGCGCAGCGCCGGCACACGAGGAGACCGAACATGAATGGCCAAGGTGGCAGCTTCATCATCCAGCCGGACGGCAAACCGCTCCAGGTCGAAGGGCCGAACATGACCGATGAACAGCGTGAGGCCGCCGCGCCAAAGGCGGCTGCAATCATCGCCGACGCGGAGGCCAAGGCAAAGGCAGAAGCCGAAGCGGCCGAGAAAACCGCTGCTGCCACGGCGGAGAAAGCATCGGCCGAGACGCCCGTCAACCAGGCGACCCCCGTCAAGACCAGCCGCCGCCAGCAAAGCGAGGAGTAATCCACCATGGGTTATAAATGGAAACAAAAGGCCATCCTGGCGAAGATCGAAACCACATACGGCACCGATCCGGTTCCGACGGGTGCTGCCAATGCCATGCTCGGCATGAATGTCGAATTGACGCCGCTCGATGGCGACAGCGTGAAACGCGAGGTCGAGACGCCATACTTCGGCAACAACGGTGAGATCCTCATCAAGTCGCATGCGACTCTGCAGTTCGACGTGGAGATGGCAGGCTCGGGCGCGGCTGGCACACCGCCAGCCTATGCCCCGCTCTTTCGATCGAACGCCTGGGCGGAGACGATCACAGCCTCTACCAAGGTTGAGTACGCGCCGGTCTCGACCAACCTCGAATCCGTCGGCATCTATTTCTACTTCGCCGGCAGCCTGCACAAGCTGATGGGTGCCCGCGGCTCAGTCCGCGCGACGGTCGCCGCCAACGGCCTGCCAGTCTGGCGATACATGCTGAAGGGCCTGCTTGGTGCCATCACGTCGGCGGCCCTGCCGGCGCTGACGCTGACCGGCTTCAAGGCGCCCCAGGTCTCGAACAAGACCAACACGTCGATCTTCACCGTTCACGGTTTCACCTGCATCGCGCAGTCGTTCGACATGGACATCGCGAACCAGATCGAGGGTCGCTTCCTCATCGGCCAGGAATCGATCGAGCTTGTCGATCGCCAGCCGACCGGGTCCGTCACGATCGTCAGCCCGGATATCACGGCGAAGGACTTTTTTGCGCTCGCGCAGAACCGCACCCGTGGCGCGATTCAGATTAAGCACGGCGTCGGCGCAGGCAACATCATCACCTTCGATGCGCCCGCCGTGGAAATCGGTCGGCCGTCCTATAGCCAGGACCAGGGCGAGATCATGATGACCTTGCCGCTGATCTTCGCGCCTGTTGCCGGCAACGACGAAATGAAGATCACCTTCACTTAATGCCGCCGATCGATTTTTCGGCACCCGCTCTGCTGCGATAGCAGGGCAACCGACGGATCCCATCCAGTCGGCGGCCGGTGGAAGCCCGGCCATTCATCTCCCCCCCAATCAACAAGGAGCCCTCCCCATGGCTTTCAAGCTCGCCACCGAACGCAAGTTCAAATCGAAAATCACGATCCGCATGTCCAACGAGAGCGGCACCATCTCGATCATGACCTTTACCGCGATTTTCAAGGCCATGAAGATCTCGGAGGCAACCCGCATGCAGGAGGTCAATCCGGAGTTGCCGATCCTCAAGGAAGTGCTGGTGGGGTTCGAGGACGTCGTGAACGAAGATGGCTCGCCCGTCGAATGGAGCGAAGAGGCGCGCGATCTGCTGATCGACGAGCCGCTGGTGCAGGCGGAGCTGTTGCGCACCTACTACCGAGAGACGACGCAGGGCCGCCAAAAAAACTGATCGAGGCCGCGCACGCAATCGCGCGCGGCCGCGACAATCAGGCGCGGGGCAACGTCGAGCTGCAGGACGACGTGATCGACGAGTTCCGCGCCCTCGGTGTTTCCGAGGACGACCTGGCGGCGCTGCAGGACACACAAGCGGAAGCAACCGAAGAGGGCGTCTGCGAAATCTGGGGCGAAAACATCTTCGCCCTTCGTCTCTTTCTAGCGGCGATGACGCAGTGGCGCCGGGATACGACCTCGGGGCTGCCGACCGGTCTCGATTACAGCGGCGTTGAAGCGGGCTTCAGGATGATGGGAAGGCGGATTAAACGGCGGCACTTTGACGATCTCCAGGTTATGGAGATGGCCTATGTCGCCGAAAGCGCCCGCCTGTTCCGAAAAGCCCAGGATAGCAACACATGAGCGATATGCGCGTCGCTCTGGTGATGACAGCCGATGCCTCGGGCCTAAAGCTCGGGGTGCGCGACGCCACGGGTGCCGTCAAGGAATTCGGCGACCAGGCGCAGACGTCGATGCGCAAGGTCCAGGCCGCCGCCAACAGCGTGGCCGAGGTCGACAAGCGGCTTGGCGTCGGGTCACGGCAGAACGCCCAGGCGCGGGCGGCCGACATTGCTGCCTACGGGCGGGAGCTGGACCAACTCCGCGCCAAATATAGCCCGCTCTTTTCGCTGCAGCAGGCTTATCGGGCACAGATTGCCGAGGTTAACCGCGCCCTGAAGGTGGGTGCGCTCAATCAGCGTGAATATGCGAGCGCGATGGCGGCAACCAAGGCCGGCTTCGCCCAGCAGGTTCAGCAACTGCGCGGTATGAGCGGTGCTGCCACCGGCTTCTTCGGCAATTTCAACAAGTACGGCACCCAGATCCAGGGGCTTGGCTATCAGATCGGCGACCTGGCGGTGCAGCTTGCCTCCGGGCAGCGATTCATGGTGGCCTTTGCCCAGCAGGGCGGCCAGGCGCTGCAGGTGTTCGGCGGCCCATGGGGCGCCGTGATGGGTGCTGCTCTCTCGATCGTCTCGGCACTGACCATCGGCCTCAGTGGCATGGGCGACAGCACCGAGGATCTTGCCGCTGCGACGTCGAAGTGGGAGGACGCCCAGCGCAGCGCCAATGAGCTGCTCCTCACTTCTGCCGAACTCTCGCAGCTGCGGCGCCGGCAATTGGCCGACGAGACCATTGCGCAGCACCAGAGCCGTGCGGCCACGGTTGCCGACACGATCGCCAAGCTGGAGAATGTGTCGGCAACGAGACATCAGCTCGAAGCCCAGGACCAACTCGCACTGGCGGCGGCTGGCGGTAGCCCCTACGACAAGATCGGTGACGGTGGTATCGGCGGGAGCAGTGCCGAGACCGATCAAGAACTGGCAAAGCTCTACATTGAGTTGGGTCTCCTGCAGGAGACAATCGACCGCCTCAATGATCCCTCGAAATGGGGATCGGTCCGCGATCATCTCGCCGAGCTCGGCAAGGATGCTGTCGAAAGCGCCAAGCGCGTCACCGAGGCACGGAACAATCTGCAGGCGCTCGGAACGACGATCGCCGACCTGACCGCCCAACGCCAGGCGCTCGACAATGGCGGTGTCGAAGGTCTGCAGATCACCCAGGATGCGCAGAAGGCGCGCGACATGTTGCTATCGTTCGGCGAGGCGGCCGAACTTGGCACGACGAACATGGCGGCGCTCGAACACGCTGCCGGCATGACAGCCGAACAGATCGCTGCCTGGCTGGCCGAGCAGCGCACGCTCAACGATGCGATCGCCGAAAATCTCGAGCTGCTGGAAAAGCAGGCCAATGCGCCGGAGACCTTCGAGAAATACATCACGGGTCTTGAACAGCAGAACGAGGAACTGCAGCTGGAGGTTAGTGGGCGCAAGCAGCTGATCCCGCTGTTGCGCGCCGAGCGCGACCTCAAAGAGCAGATGGGGAAGGATCTTAGCCCGGAGCAGCGGCAGCAGCTGCAGGGCCTGCTCGAAGACCAGACAAAACTTAATGCCGCCATCGATCGGCAGAAGGAGATCACCGACGCCGCGAAGAAGTCGGCGGAGATGATGCAGGAGCCGTATAAGAACGCCCTGCGCGGGATCCAGCAGGCCTGGACCGACATGTTCCGCAAGCTGCTCGACGGCAACATCAGATCCTTCAAGGATTTCGGGCGATCGCTGCTCGGGATCTTCAAGCAACTCGCCGCCGAGATCGCCACGTTGCTGGTGTTCCGGCCGGTCGTCGGCGGCCTGCTCTCCAACCTGGGCATGGGTGGCATGGCAACCCAGCTGGGCATGGGCGGAACGGGCGGCGGCGCCACCGGCATGGGCAGCGGCGGCATGAACATGTCCAGCATGTTCAGTGCAAACCTTTCGGGCGGCCAGTGGAATTCCGGCTGGGGCTCGATGCTGTTCGGTACGCAGTCGGTCGCCACCAACAGCGCCGGCATGCGCGCGACCGGCGTCGCCGGCATGGGCGCGGTTGGTGGCGGTACCGGGCTTAACTCGTCCTTCAGCGGTCAGGCGGGTTCGTTCCTGAATTCGCCGATCGGCGGTGGCATGCTGTCCGGCCTGCTGGCGGCCGGCGCCACGGCAGCGTCGGGCGGCACCACGGGCGAGACCGTCGGCGCCGGCGTCGGCGGCGCGATCGGCGGCATCGCCGGCTCCTATTTCGGCCCTGTTGGCAGCATGATCGGCTCGACGGTCGGCTCGATGCTCGGCAAGTTCGTGGGCAGCCTGTTCAACAAGAAGCCGAAATACAAGAAGGTCAAATCGGTCGCTGGCGCTGATCTCGGCTTCGACAGCTACGGCATGCTGGGTGTCGACGGTAGCTTTGCCTATGCCAAGGGCAAGGGCATGTCGGAAGACAACCAGGCTGGCGGCAAGCTCGGCAACGCTATGGCGGATGCCTTCAACGACTTCTTCCTGGATCTCGGTGCCACCTTCGACGACGAAGCCTCGGCGCGCGTGCAGGAGGTCTATCAGGCCCGGGTGAAGGGCAAGAAAAAGAAGGGTGAAAAGCACTACTTCTATGGCTCGTTTGCCGACGAATACATCGGCACCGCCGACACCGCCGAGCAGTTCCTACCCATGTTCCTCAGTGGCAGCCTGGCGGTCGCGGCGCAGAAGGGACTGGTGCAGGGCGTCTCGGATACCATCCTCACCATCTTCAAGAATGTCGTCGCCGACAATGGGGGCGTCGGCGTCAGCGACCAGGACGAGATCACCCGGATGGTCGAGTTCGGGAAATTCTATGACCGGGTCGACCAGATTCGCACGCCGGCACAGGCGGCGGCCGAAGCCCTGAAGGATCTCAATAAGGCGATGGCATCCGCCAAAGCCACGGCGGAGGAATTCGGGCTGTCGGTCGATCATATCGACGACGTGTTCAAAGAGAATTTCATCGACGAACTCAATGCCGACATTCTCGCCATCAAGGATCCGCAGGCCGCCGCCATGGCCGAGCTGGAGAAAGAGTATGAGGCGCGGAAGGCTGTCGCCACCGAGCTGGGCGTGGATCTTGCCAAGGTCGAGGAACTCTACGCGCTGAAGCGGAAGGAGGTCGTTGAGGCCGGCCTCAATCAGACCCAGGACCAGTTCCGGGCCTTCTTCGACGAGCTGAAGCTTGGCGACCTGGCCGCCGGCACCCCGACGCAGAAGCTCGACCAGGCGCGCGGTCGCTACGACGACGTCGTGAACTCCGGCGACACCGGCAGTGTCGTCGAGGCAGCGCGGAATTATCTCGAAGTGGCGAAGGGCTATTTCGGGATGACGCAATCCTATGCGCAGATCTATGAACAGATCGTCGCCAAGGTGCGTGAGCTGGGGAACATCCACGGCTTTGCCGGAGGTGGGCTCGCGACCGGCCTCTCCGTCGTCGGCGAACAAGGCCCCGAGCTGATCAATGCCGGCTCCGGCTCGATGGTCATCAATGCGCGCCAGGCCGCTCAATACCTCGGCCGCTTCCACCGCTTCGGCGACACCGAGCTGGTCCATGTCAACGACAACGAGATCTCGATGCTCGATGCCGCTGGCGGCTCGAACACGAGAAACCCGTGGACGGGTCTCCGTGAGTTCTGGAGTGAAAAGGGTGTCGACAGCAAATCCGGTGGCGGTGTCGGCGGGTCCGGTGGCGCCAATGGCAATGGCAGCGGTGGATCCTCTGGAGGCAAGGGCGGCGGCGACGGCAAGGGATCAGGAGGCTGGGGCGGTGCCGGTGGCACGCAGCCGCGTGACCCGGCCGGGCCGGCTGGCGGTATCAGCGGCGGCAGCGAGGACGGCCCTGGTGCAAAGAGCTACTCCGGCAACGACGAGAAGGGCACCGGCTTTGGCGGCTGGCTCGACCAGCTTCTTGGTTACGACACTCTCGGCCAGCGGCGCGCGGCCTACTCCAACAATCCGAACAACCCGGCCAACCAGACGCCGGTCGCCTATGTGCCGAACTATCCCTTTGCGACGCCTGGCTACATCGCTGGTCAAATGCTCGACCTTGCGTTCGGCATGATGCCGGGCATGGGTCTCGGGATGGCAGCGTACAAGGCCAGCGGCGTCTTATCGGGTGATTTCGACGGGCCATTCACCGACATGGCCGAATCGCTGGGTGCCAGCAGGGGCCAGCAGGTTGGCGAGAAGGGTGTCGGCGTCGAGCGTGACGGCAAAGGCAATGCCCTGGGCGGCACGCTGATGGCTATGACGACGATGGCCGCCGCCGCCAATGGTGCCACACCGCAGCAGCTCGTCGATATCAATGCGCGCCTGGCGCAGGTCATGGGCGGCGGCAGCGGTACCGGCTCGGTGACGGATCCCAATGCGGAAACCATCAAACTCCTGACCGAGATCCGCGACGGCGTCACGGAAGGTCAGGACACGCTCGCTGCCACCCTCACCGACAGGTTCGACAAGCTCACGGCGGAAACGCGCCGCCAGCGCCTGGACAGCGTGCATGCGACGAACAACCAGCAATGGTCGGGCAAGGTCCTGGCCGTTGGCAACGGTCGCCGTTAGGCGGCTATTGAAGAGGCAGTGACATGATCGTTCTTTCCGACAGCGTTCAACAAATCAGCCGGACGGCCGGTGCCGGCGACTACTCGCTCGACGGCATCGTCACCAATGCCGGCGTCCTGCCGTTTGCCGGCCGCGTCACCGTCGGCAAGAAGTGCCGCTATAAGGTCCAGCAGCTTGGCACCACCACATTCGAGATTAATGAAGGGGTATTCGACGGCGATAGCCTGACCCGCGAGCGCCTGGTGCTCTCCTCGACAGGCGCACCGATCAACTGGCCGGATGGTTCTGACAAGATCGTCACCCTGGTTGCCATCGCCGAAGATTTCGGCCCCGAAGGCGGGCAGCATTGCTTCGCCGTCTCGACTGGCGTGGTCGTCAGCAGTGCATGCGCGGTGCTCGCGGCATCCTTCGACGTACCAATCTCAGCATTGAAAAGCGGCACCGAGGTCTATCTGAAACTCCATGCCGATGCCGCGGACGCGGCCACATTGACGGTCAACGGTACATTTGGGCCCTGGCCTATCAAGGTGGGTGGCATCACGCGGGCGATCGCCAAGGGAGACGCACCGATCAACAGCATCGCGCGCCTGGTGTTCGACGACGTCGCCAATCAATGGCACTTGCTCAATCCGGTCGACGCCAGCCTTCGCGCCGCGCAAACCTTCACCGGCACACAGACTTTCACCAATGCCAAGATGGTGAAGCAGGATCTCGTCGACGGCGCTTCTGTGCCGTGGGATGGCGCGCTCGGCCAAATCGGCAAGTTGGTCCTAGGTGGCAATCGAACTATGGCTGCGCCGACCAACCTGGTGGCGGAAGCATTCTATGTTGCGCGCATCTCTCAGGACGCAACCGGTGGCCGCTCGCTTGCCTGGAACAGCATCTTCAAGTTCGCGCGCGGTGTGGCTCCGACGCTGACAACGACCGCAAACGCGCTCGATACCTTCACCTTCCAATATGACGGCACCAATCTGGTCGAGTTCGGCCGCAACCAGGATGTGAAGTGATGCTGGGCGCCATCGTACCAGGCAACGGGTCCGTCGTCGGCGTTCGCATCGCACGATCCTTGCGCTTCAATTCGCCGGACACACCGAAGCTCACCAATGTCAGCGTGGCGGTGCCGACGAACGACAAGAAGTTCACCCAGAGCTTCTGGATCAAGCGCGGCAACCTCGGCGTCTTGCAATCGGTGTTGGGGCCGATCGACGACTTCCGCATTAACGCCGACGACACCTTCTCGGTTATCGGCGCCAACGGCACCACGATCTACCGCAACTCCGCCTTTAAGCTGCGTGACCCGCACGCCTGGTACCACTTCATAATCGTCTGGGACACAGCCCAGGCCAATGCCGCCGATCGCCTCCGGGTCTTTCTCAACGGCTTGGAGGTGACGAACTGGGCCACCAACAACGCCGTCGCCCTCAACTTCGTCCACGCCGCAAACAAGGCCAGCACGACGCGCTATATCTCGACCTATGATGGCGCGACCTGGCCGGCCGACTGCCTGATGGCGGATTTCCAACACATCGACGGGCAAGCCCTCGCGCCCTCAAGCCTGGGCGAGTTCGATGATACCACCGGGGAGTGGGGACCGAAGGTCTATGCCGGCAGCTTTGGCGCCAACGGCTCGCATCCCGATTTCAGCGACAACAGCAACACCACGTCCGCGACACTCGGCAAGGACCGCAGCGGCAACAACAACGACTGGACGCCAAGCGGCTTCAGTGTCGCTGCGGGTGCAGGCAATGATTCGCTGACCGACACGCCGACGAACTATGACGACGGCACCGTTCACGGCAATTTCTGTGTACTTTCAAGCATCAATAAACACCAGCACGGCAATGCGGCTCTCACCAATTGCGGGCTGACGTTCACAGGGCTATCCGCCTCCTTCCATTTCTATGCGCTGGGCTCGATGCCCATCGTCGCTGGAGAGAAGCGCGCGTTCGAAATGACGGCGGGTGCGGACCCATCCTATCTTCACGTCTCCGGGATCGGTGTTGCAAACGCACTCTTCGGCGGGCCGTACGCCGCCGACGAAGTCGCGACATCGGCGCAGATTTTCACCTATTGCATGGATGGAACCAAGCGGACGGCCGGCTCGCCCACAGCCTATGGCGCGGCCTTTACCACGGCCGACAAGGTCATCTGCTACGTCGACGCCACGGACGGCGACAACGTCAAGGTGTGGTTCGAGAAGAACGGCGCCATCCAGGGCGGCGGTGACCCGGTCGCCGGCACATCGCCAGCCTTCAGCGGCATCAAGGCGCCCGTTCTTCCGATCATCGTGGCCGTATCGAACGCGGCAGCCGGCGGCCATCACGCCAACTTCGGACAGCGACCATTCGGTAGTGCCCTCCGCAGCGGCTACTCGCCGATCTGCGCGACCAGCAAGGCGGCGCCAGGGGAACCCAATCCCCGGAAGAAGATCGCGATCTTCGATCGAGCCGGTACCGGTGCTGCCGGCAGCAAGAGCGGCCTGCTGCTGCAGCCCAATGCCCTCATCATCAAGCCGCGCGTCGGCACGACCGGCCAGACAAACCCGATCATCACGTCGCTGCGCGGTACCGGCAAATACAAGTCAATGAACGGTGGCGTGGCCGAGGTCGCGGACGCTCAATCGATCACCGCTTTCAACAGCGACGGCTATTCGTTCGGCACGGCCGCCGCGCTCAATGCCAATGCAACGCAGTTTCTGGACATCGCCTTGAAGGCCGATCCAGCCAATGGCATCGAGGTCGTGACCTGGGTCGGTGACGGCGGTGCCACCAAGGCCATCCCGCACAATCTGGCGAAGAAGCCCGGCATGGCACTGCTTTGCGGTATGGGCGCCACGTCTTGGTATCTGTGGCATAAAGCCTTCGCCTCGGACGCTCATTTCCAGACGCTAGGCGCTGCCAGCGCGGCCGACGCTGCCAACACCAACACGCCGCTATCGGCCGTTAGCGGCAGCAGCATCACGGTGACGAACAACGCCACCAATAACCTCAACTCGAACGGCGTCGTCTATATCGCGATCCTCTTTGCCGACGGCCCGCTCTGGGCCGGTGGTGCCTATACCGGCAACGCGTCAACCGACGGGCCGATGCTGACCGCGAACTTCCGGCCGGCCTTTGTCGGGGTCTACAACGCCAACAATCAGTATTGGTACGCCGCCGATCGGGCACGAGCTGCCAACTACAACGGCAACGCCGCGCAAGAGGTCAACTATATGTTCCTTAGCTACGGCGCGAACGTGACGACCGGCGCGCTGTTCGACTTCCTCAGCAATGGGGCGAAGCTGCGGAACAGCGGTGCCAACTTCAATCAGTCCGGATCCACCAAATACTGGTTCGCCCTTGCCGAGGCGGCCGGTCAATATGCGAGGGCCGCCTAATGTTCATGCTTATCATCAGCGCCGAGGAGCAGCGCGTCTTTCGTGCGCCCGAAGCCTTTACCCACAACGACGTGCAGTTCCCGGCCGACGTCTTCCGTTGGAGCCGCGAAGAGCAGTGGGAGGCGGGTCTCGATATCCGGCCGCTGGTTACGGATCCGCAGCCCGATCCGCGTCAGTTCGCGATCGTCGAGTCCACTTTCGTCATCCTGCAGGGCGTGGTCCGCGAGCACTATGTTCTTCGCGATCTCTCTCCTGAAGAGACAGCGGCCATCGTCGGTAGGCTGCAGGAACAGAAGGTCGCCTTGATCAAGGGACGTCGGGAGAGCGAGCTGATGCACCGGCCGTGTCCGATGGCCGGTGGCCGGCTCCTGCAGCTCGACAAGGAATCCAAAGACCTCATCAGCGACACGGCCCTGCAGGCATCCGTCGTCAAGGCGTCGAACGGTGCGATTGCCTGGCCGGCGCGCATGATCGAGAAGGGTTGGCGGATGGCCGACAACACTTGGTATCAGCTGCCGACGCCGGATCACATGCTGGCCCTCGGCCTGTGGGCCGCCCACGAGTATGAGCGCCTGCGCGACGTCGCCTGGGGCCATATCGATCATATTCGGGCGCTCACCGATGTGGCGGCGATCGAGGCTTATGACATCGAGACCGGCTGGGCCGGAGAGGAGTAAAAGATGCCCGCGACTTATAGCGCCGATATCAAGACCACGCGCATGACGGCGGTGAAGGACGCCATCGATGCCGCCGGCCCGGGCGCCTATATCGAGATCTGCAGTGCGGCTTATGCCGCCGTCCTCGCCACCTTGCCGCTTGCCTATCCGTGCGGTTCGGTCGTCGGGTCGGTGCTGACCTTCAACACGACGCCGCCACTTGAAGACGCTCTGGCGGACAATACCGGTGTGGCGGCCGTCGCTCGGGTCAAGAACGCTGCCGGCGTCGTTAAGACACAAGGTCTCAGCGTTGGCACCAGCTTGACGGATATCGTGATGGGTAGCGTCAACATCACGGCCGGTTTGAAGGTGCAAATCAGCAGCCTCTCCATCACGCACGCCTGATCCGCCGCCGTGGCCATTACCTTCCCGACATCGCCAACGATCGTTTACGGCACGACGTCGTTCACCTTCACCTATCCGGCCATGTCGGCGGGCGATGCGCTGTTTCTGGTCATTGGCCAGAAGCCGTCGACCGCGAATAGCGGCGGCGTCACGGTGCCGAGCGGGTTCACCCTGCAGGCGTCGCATACCGGTCAGGGCGGCTACGGTGCCACCATCGGTGTCGATACCGGCAACACGAACCTCTTCATCCTGTCCAAGGACGACGTGACGGGCGCGGAGAGCGGGAACGTCACCGTCAACATGACGACGAGCGACGTCGTTTGGTGCTGCCCGGTTCATGTCGCCAGCGACGGCAACGGCTACGATATCGTCATGGTGCTGGGCAGCGACAGCACGGCCGGCAACGTGTCGATCGCCTTCGGCGCGGATCCAGATGTGAAAGCCGGTGACGCCATCGTGGCCGCGATGTGCATTCCGACCGACGTCACGACGCCGGCACAGTTCAGCGCCCACGCCATCAGCCATCCGGGTGTCACCTATGGCTCGATTACCGAGATCGGCGAGCCGGACACGGCAAACGGCAACGATCTTGGCGGCTACCTCATCCGCGCGATCGCCAGCTCCGGCCAGTCGACCAATGTGCCCACCATCACCGCCACGGCTACCGGCACAACGACCAACGTGCGTGGCCCTGGCATCTTCCTGCGCATCCGCGAATTCCTGAAAGGTGCTGGTGCCGCGACAGAGGCCGAAGACGTGGTCGCCGGTATCGCTTCTTACATCATCGGCGGTACGGGCGCAGCGGGCGAAGCCGAGGACGTGGTGGCGGGCCTTGCCAGCCTCACCGTGAGCGCCGTCGGTGCCGCGATCGAGGCGGCCGACGGATGGGCGGGTGGCGGTTACGTCGAGGTCATTCCGCCACAGCGGGTGGCGGCGCCGATCGCGGATCTGGCAATCGCCGACGCCATCCTGCCGCCTGTGGAAGTAGTGCCGGACTTCACCCTGCTGCAACGCCAGGCGGTCATCAATGTCGTGACGCTGGTGGTCCTGACGCCCTTCACGCAGGAGGTGCAGTCATGATTGGGGCCTGGCCGATTGGCTCAACCGCGATCGCCGATATCGGGACGCTGCCCACGGGCTTTGCCGGGCCGGCGCCGTTCTTCTTCTCCGACCGGGGCATCACGTTCTTTCCCGGTGACACCCGCTGGCCCAACAAGCACTTTGCGCCGCGCGTCGAGCAGGGCCTTAGCCTGGCGCAGTCCATTCCGATCTCGCCGCTCGACCAGCAGCGGGTCATGCCGATCTCGGGCAATCTGTCGCTGCACAATGCCGATGGCGGCATTGACGTCATGGTTTCGGAAATGGCGATCGACGGTCGCGACGTCGAGGTCATGGTGGGCCATCCGCGCTTCGACGGCGCGCAGTTTCAAACGCTGTTCAAAGGTACCGCTGGTGGCTGGCGCATTGCCGATCCGACGCGTGTCGAGCTGGATCTGCGCGACCTGGTGTGGGGCCTCGACAAGCCGATCCAGAAGAACTTCTACGGTGGCACGGGCGGCACCGATGGCACCGCGGATCTTCTCGGCACGCCGAAGCCGGAGTGTTTCGGCCGGAACCGCAATGTGCCGCTGCAGCTGGTCGACCCGGTGCGGCTCATCTATCAGTATCATGATGGGCCGGCCGGTGGCGTATTGAGCTGCTCGGCCATGGGCGCCCCGCTGACGCCGGCTGGCGACGTCGCCGACATCATGCTGGCGGCGCCGGCACCGGGCTTCTATGCCACCCAGAACTCGGGCGGCTATGTGCGCTTAGGCGCCGCCGTCGACGGCAGTGTTTCGGCCGACGTCATTGGGTGCAAGAAATGGGGCATAGCCCCCATGACGACGGCCGCCATTGTTTATCGCATCCTGCGCGATCGCCTTGGCCTCAACGACGGCCAGATGGATGGTGCGAGCTTCACCGCCCTCGATGTCGCCTGGCCCGGTGTGGCCGGCATCTATGTCGAGCCGCAGCCCACCAGCGCCGTGCAGATCCTCAATCGGCTGCTCGGCCCGGTGCTGGGTTTCATGTATCAGGGGCGCCTCGGCAAGATCCGCGTCGGCTCACTGGCCTTGGGGTCGTTGACGGGTCCGCGCGCGGTGCGGCCGGTCATGACGATGGATGCGAACGACATTCTGGAGATCGGCCGCGTCAACGTGCCGGACAATCTCAACCCGCCCTATTATCGCATCGCCGTCGGCTATCGGCCGAACTGGGCCCAGTTGGTGCCGGAGGACATCCCCGGTCAGATCATCGAGACCCAGCCGGAGCGATATCAGTATTTGATCTCGCGGCAGCTCAACGCGCCGCCCGTCTTCAACGCGGCGGTGCAGATCCGGCATCCGGGCGCCCAGGACATCTATGTCGACTCGCTTTTCGATGAAACCGCCGACGCCACGAATCTGGGTCAAACGATCATGAGCTATTTCGGACATATGACCTCGCTGGCGCGGGTGCGTTTTCAGACGCAGGGGTATCTTGCCGAACTCAACGACGTGATCCGCCTGGGGCATCGGCGCTATGGGTTGCTCGGCGGCCGCAGCGTGCTGGTGGTTGGCCGCGAGCTGGATCTTCAAACACACACCAGCGCGCTGACAGTCATGTGGTGACGCGATGGACCGGACGTCGATTTCCTGGATCAATTATCTGAAGGCCGCGACCCTCGCGGCGTCGTCGGTGGCCGGCGACAACGCGGCCAGCAACCTGGTCGTCGATCACCTCTCGACGCGCTGGCGCAGTGGGCCGGGCACGGCCGCCTATATCACCGCTGATCTGGGTGTCGCCAAGCCGTGCCGGTTGTTCGGTGTGCATGGGTGCAATCAGTCTTCAGCCGCCACCTGGCGCATTCGTCTGTCATCGAGCGCCGCCCATGCCGGCGACCTTCACGACAGCGGCGACGCCGCCATGGGTGCGGTGGTCGTCAACAACGTCCTCGATCGCGATATTTCTCAGGCGATCTATCTGCTGCCGGCCGCGATCAATGCTCGCTTCGTGAAGATCGATTTGAGCGATGCGTCGCTTGCGACAGGTGAGAATTTCGTCGAGGTCGGTGCGGCCTGGGTCGGTGACGCTTGGCAGCCGGCATTCGAGCGGTCATGGGGCGCCATGGATGGCCTCCGGGACGAGAAGCAGCCCAATTATTCCGAAGGCGGCCAAAAATACGGCGTGGAGTACGAACGGCCGCGCATCCATCAATGGTCTTTCGACAACCTCACCGACGCCGAGCGATACAACCAAATCGCCCAGATCGATCTCCGCGCCGGCCGGCTCCACAATATGCTGGTCGTGCCGTTGGCGCCCGATGGCTACCGCAACCACGATGCCATCTTCGGCACCCTGACGGCGCTGGGCGGCAACACGCGGCGCCAGGTCAATCTGCGTTCAAGACGTTTTGAAATCGAGGAGAGGCTCTGATGGCACGCGTCACGATCACGGTGAGCGACCGGAAAGACGGCAAGGGCATCACGGTGAAGAAGGTGGTCACGCATATCGACGACAACCGCAAGCGCGGCACGTCGCCGGCATTGGTGGCGGCGGATGTGATCATGTCGGCACTGGGTTGCATCCCTGACACACCGAAAGCCGGCGCGGCAAAGGAATCATGATTACCGCGCCGGCATCGGCCGGCGGGGGCAGGGCTGCGTCAACAGCCCGAACCGCGAGCTGTCACTCGCACGATCGCAACCGGCCGATCGCGGCCGTCCCGCCACCCCTGCAGGGGCGGGCCATTGGTAAGTGCGAATCACAATGGAGTCGATACGCTGCGGCCGTTGCCGTGCTCTCTTGTTCCGTGTACGTTCGAGGAACGTCACAGAAATCGAAATCAAGTGCCGACGTTGCGGCACGATCAACAACATTCGGAGAGGCCAGACCCCCGAGACAGAGCGCACCGAAGCGCCATCCGGGGATTGTCATGACCAAACCGATTCGACCGCTGGGGACACTGGCGGATAAGCATTTCGTCTCGCCGTTTTCAGTTCTGAGTTCTCGCGACGGGTGGTGGCAGGAACGCAAGCGGACCTGGCTGGCGCGCGGGCTCGATGGACCGACGGGGCGAAAGTCGCAATTGATCTTTGAGCCGTCTTGTCAGCCGCCAGCGTCGTACAAGGCGAAGACGGCAATGGAGCTGGAACTTGGTCGCAGTCTCGATTGGCCTGAGTTCGCCCGCCTGCAACCAGGCGCGGTCAAGATGCAGGGCACCAGCCTGTTCGATCCGGTGCTGGCCGAGATCGTCTATCGCTGGTTCTCACCGCCTGGCGGCCTGGTGCTCGATCCCTTCGCCGGTGGTGCCGTTCGCGGCATCGTCGCCGGTGCCCTCGGTCGACGCTATGTCGGCATCGATCTTCGGCCCGAGCAGATCAAGGCGAACCAGCGTGTGCTGCGATCGATCAAGGGGCGCCTCATGCACCGGCCAGATTGGCACATTGGTGATGCGCGCTTCATCGGCCAGCATATTGGCAGGGTACAAGCCGATCTCGTTTTCACTTGCCCTCCCTATGGCGATCTGGAGCGGTACAGCAAGCGCGCGGGGGACTTGTCGAACATGACCTATCCCGCTTTCCTCGACGGCCTGAAGGCCGCTCTGGAGGGTGCCGCACGGCGCTTGCGCGACGATCGGTTCCTCTGCCTGGTGGTGGGTGATTTTCGCGACCGGAAAGGACACTATCGAGGCTTCATTGCCGATTGCATCGGCATCGGCCGTGCGCTCGGCCTGGCGTTCTACAACGACGCTGTATTGGTGACGACGGCGGGCAGCCTGCCGGTGCGAGCCGACAAGATGTTTCGGCCGACGCGGAAGCTCGGCAAGACCCACCAAAACCTGCTGGTCTTCCTCAAAGGTGACGCGCGCCGCGCCGCCGAGGCGATCGGCCCTGTTGACGTTCGGGAGGTGCTATGAGGTTAGCGGCCGTATTGGGCTTGAAGCGCCCGCTTGCCGGCCTCGATCAAGGTATCGGGGTCGCGACCGATCTGCCGATAGAACGACGGGTGATTGAAAGCCCCGTGGGCATCAAGCACGGCGTTGCGGATCTCGCCGAGGCGCGGGAAGCGAGCGGCAATGCGCAGGGCATCACGCCAGCGGCCGGCGGTCATGTGATCTCTAAGTTGCGATATCTTTGTCGGCGGCATCTGTCCGACATAGCAAAGAGACGGCAGGGGTTCGAGAGCGCATGTCGGGTTGCACTGGCGGCGGTGGCGATGTTCAGCGTCGTCCGGCCGGCCATCGCGGACGCCCCGGCTACCTACCGCTGGGAGGTATTGGAGGTGACGGATGGCGACACCATCAAGGTGACGATCCCGGGCCTTCCGGCCGAGCTGAATCCTATTGGCGTTCGGCTCCGGGGTATTAACACCCCGGAGACCGGCAGCCGAGCCGCCTGCACCTCGGAACGGGTGCGCGGGGAACGTGCCAAGGCGGAGGCCAAGCGACTGGTCGCCACGGCCATCAAGGCAGGCCAGCCGATCGAGTTCCGGGAGGTCAAATGGGACAAGTATGGCGGGCGGGTTGACGCCCGGGTTCTCCTCGGCGGGCGCGATCTGGCCCGCACCCTCATTCTGATGGGCCTGGGGCGGCCCTACGACGGCGGCAAGCGCGCGGGCTGGTGTTGATCGCCACGCGCCCTGGTGGCTATCCTGGCGCCCTTACAACCGGGGAGGAGTCCACCATGTTCTTCGCACAGTCTCTGAAGCTGCTGGCGATCGTCGCATTGCTGGCCGGCCTGGCGGGTGGGGCTCACCTCTGGCCACAGCCTCAAACGACCGAGTATTTGTTGGAGACTTCAGCCTGCGTCATCGCCCAGGGCACCGATCAGCTGGAAGGGCGGACACCTCGATCTTGCCCAACCCTGCTGTCGGAAGCTGCACAGCAACAGCAAATGATGATCGCTGCGGGCGCCGGATTGTCCGGCCTGGTGGTGGCGCTCCTAATGTGGTGGATGGGGTCAATGTTGGCGAACCAAGCGCGCCTGGTCGAGCTGCTGGAGGGTACCTTGCGGTTGCAGTCAGCGCGGGTCGATCAGACCGCCCCTCAACCCCCCTTGAACGTAGCTTAA